ACCACCGCGTAGTGGCTAGAACCCACATACAAGGAGAAAAAAATGGGACGTCCGATTAAAATAGCAAAGTCGCAAGCAGTATTGACACTTACTGCTACAACAGCGGCAGGTCACGTAGTGACCGTGTCACAAAATATTAGACAACCAGCTAGTGGTTATACAAGCACTGCAGGTGAAGGTCTTGTTCCAAACATGCCATTCACTGTAGCATCAACTGTTGGCGGCTTAGTTGCTGGCACAACATATTATGTTGAAAACATTTTAGGTAACAATACATTCAGTGCTTCAGCAACAGAATTAAGTGTTCAACCAAGAACATATCCATCAATTACTAACACAACAGGCCAATCAGTTGCTTTAACAGTTGGTTTGATTGATTATGGATTCAGTAATCCAAATGGTTCAAATACAGCAACAAACAATACATCATATGGTGCTGTAGGTGGTAACACAGCACAGTTTGGTAAACAAACATTAGTAAACGTAGCATTCGGTGCCAACTTAGTTGGTACAGTTTTTGCAAGTAATGCTAGTGCTACAATTGTTGGTTTAGGTACTGACTTTGCTAACATAGCAAATGGTACACATCTTTATGCTTATCAAGGCACACCAAATAATTACAGCTTAAATTTATTAGGTGTAGTATCAAACAATGTAGGTAATGTAACAGTTGCAGTTGCTAATAGTACTGCTACCGGTAACGTTATTGGTACTTCTGGCAATGCTCAAACTCTTGTAGCAGGTGATCCAGTTATATTTGATACATCATTTGGTAACTTAGTAGCTAACAGTACATATTTCGTAAGAAATATTCCAAACGCTGCTGCATTTACAGTTGCTGCATATCCAGGTGGTCCAAACGTTGCTTTAGCATCAAACGCGAGCGTAACAGCAAATGCTATCCAAAACCAAGCAGTATTGAGTGCTAACTCAAATTACAATGCTGCAGGATTCAATGGTTACGGTGATCCTTTATTAGGTGCACTTCCAGAAGCAGGATATATTGTTCGTCAAAAAGGCAAATCAAAATATCTTGTACACGGTACAGTAACTGGTATTACAGCTCCTGCTTATACAGCAAACGTAGCAAACGCATCATTGGGACCAAACACAATGTCAATTATTGCTACAACAGCAACTCCATCAACTGAGTATGTATATTCATTAAGTGATTATCAAAGTGAAGTGTTCCCAGCAACAGTTGCAGATGGTTCATTAACACCTGGTTCAGTATACACAATTTACTACTCAGGTAATACTAACTGGACAGCAATTGGATCAGCTAGTAACATGACTGGTGTAACATTCACAGCAGCTAGCGCAGGTGGTTCAGGTACAGGTTTAGCTGTATTGTCTAATGTATATCCAGATGTCATCGCTACATTTGGTACAGCATACGCAGGCAACACATACGGTGGACAACCTCAGCCTATCGTAACTATTAACAACACTTAATAGTCATGCCAGCAGCAGCACGTATCAACAAAGTGAAAACAGAAACAGATATTGCTGTACTTCAGGTCCAGGTGTCAAACCTGGACCAGAAGTTTGTTGATTTAAAAGATTGTGTTGACAATCTTGATGATAAAGTAGAACATAATTTCGATAAAATACACGACACACTACGTAATTTCCAAGAAGAAAATCAAAAACAACATAAAGAAGTTAATAGTAAAATTAACAGTTTAGAAAAATGGCGTTGGATGGTAATGGGCGGTGCTGCTACAGCAGGCGCATTAGGATTTCACGTAATTAGTAAAATGTTAGGAATGTAATTATTTTTCAATAAGTGCTTTTAATTTTTCTTGCACTAAATCTATATTAACAGTACTAAATAATCCACTATGTAATGGTTTAGGATATTGATTTTCACCTACCCACGCATATCCACAATGTTCATCATTTAATATGGGTATAAATTCATTTTCAACAGCACAAAAGAAAGTATGATATGTAAACGTATTGTTTACAAATTTTTGTATTGGAATTAATTTTGTTATATCAGAGAATTGCATTTCTTCAAAACATTCTCTTTTAAGACCATCTAACAGTGTTTCGTCTTTTTCAATTTTACCGCCAGGTATACTCCAGTTATAATTTTTATCATTACGCATCAAATACAAAAAACGATTTGTACTTTTGCAGTAAAAGAATATACCGGCGGCTACATTAGACATTATTACTCGTTAATGTTTTCTTCGATGATTGTTTTATTTGGTTTACTATTAGGATTAAAAGTTTCTGTTTTCATTCCCATCATAGTAGCGAATGAACCTACAAATGCTCCAACGACCATGCTAAATGCTGGACCTAAAATCTTAAAGATTTCAGCGTTATCAACTACAGTGTTAGGTACAAATAAACCTACTAACATTACTAATACAGTAGATACTAATACGCTACCTAAAACGATAGCCATCAATCTTAATACCCAAATCTGTGTTCTAACTTTTTCTTCTTCAATGCTCATATTAATCTCCGTGTGATGTACTATTTAAGAATTAAATTACGATGCTATAATTTCCTTGATCATACCAGCCTTCGTATGATTTCATCCACACTTGTTCTTCTTGAACATATCTATATTGAATATTAGTAGCTAAATTAGTAACAAACTGCGGCGTAGTATCTGTTTGACTATCAAATGCTACAAACCATTCATTTGTAGTACCGTCATATTGTATGATATCATTAGCGTTTGCTACAAAGCCTGGTCCCCATGAAACAGTAGGGCTATCAACTGCACCAATTGGTTCTACAATCAAATATCTGATACCTGGAACAGGTCCGGGTAATCCTGCATTGGGACCTGTGACTTGTGGATTGATTACAGCATTGATAGGATCTAATGTATTTTGAGGTAATGTGTCAGGATCAATATTATAAATTAAGAATCTATCATCTAATGGATTTGGAACAATTGTACCTACAATGTCTGTATCCATATAAGGATTCTCTAGCCATATTTGACTGATACCAGGACGTATTGTTCCATAAACGTTTAATAACGCCGTCCAATATAAATCTGTATCAGGAGGTGTTACATTATTAAGATCAGTGTTTGCAGGGTAGAAAGGTTCGTTAGCAGGAAGTAATTGTAACATATTGCCTTGCAACAATAACTTATATCCATATGGTGTAACTTTTAATCTAGTGCCTAATAACAAGTCATCATTTTGTATATCTTGTAATGCATTACCTTGATAGATAGACATAATGATTTTTTCAATAACACCCATTTTAAGAAGTTTAGCAGGTGTGCTTAACCATATAGGCATGTAAAACTTCCAAGTCATAATATCAATAGGATTATTATTGCCAATTGGAATAGTTCTACTTGTAAATGTTAATCCATCTTGGAATACTGAACTTAATGAAGTCCAGTCAATAAAGTTATCAGTGCTTTGTATTTCTAGTGCAGGATTAAACAATGTTCCTAATTGTTCAATCAATTGTAATTTTTGATTATAGTTTGTAGTCCAAAAGTCTACATTTATTTTTAATGTATATGGTACTGGCATTAAACGTTGAATTGAAAATGCTTGACCTTGTGTGGTTTCGTATTGTTGAGTTTCATCATTATAATGGCGTTGTCTCACTTGCAGTTGATCTACAAATGTAGGATCAGTTGTCCATTTTTGATTATATTCTAAACCACTGATATAATAAGTAATCATTGGCGCGGTTGGCAATGTACTTGCACTGTTATTATTAATTACAGTAGCTGCTTGACGACTTTGATCGCCATACATAATAGGTACACGAACATAGATAGGGTTACCAGCTGGATCATTGCCAAATGTAACTTGCCAATTGCTAAAGATTTTTGCAAATTGAATTAAGAATCTGCGTATCTGATTATCGTAAAAAAATTGTGCCATATGTTAATCTACTACTGGTGGTAATGTAGGAGGACTTTGTGTAAGTATTCCTGATAACGGCTGTGCTTGCGTAGTTGTTGTACCGTTTGTAAGCACAGTTGTGTTTGAGTTATTTATGAAGCCTGAAAGTTGTGAAGTATTTGTGTTATCAGCAAAGCCAGTTTGTGTTCTCACGTTTTCGCTGATTCTTACCCAAAGTTTACCGTCCCAACGATACAATATTTGCGGCATATAATCTATACGTAAGTAATAGTCGCCAACTGCTGGGTTTGGTGGGAAAGCTATACCTGCATTAACAGGGAATCCATTTGGAGCATTAGCAGAACCAGTTAAGTAACCTGCACTGTAACCAAACGATTGTGGTGAATAACGTGCAATATATTGGAATCGAGGATCGCAGTCTGCACGATAGTCCATTTGTTGTGTGATATTGCCTGTAAAACCAGGAGCAACTGGGTTCTGATCAGCAGTTGCATAAGTGTTATCGGCAGTACCATATGGGCCTGTGATAGTAGTAAATGTTGTTTCAAATACTAATACTTTATCGCCGCTTACAAATTGTGAATTGTTGCCTAACTTTTCAGGGGCAAGTGTTTCCATTTGCAAATGTGCTTGTACAAATTTATTAATAGAAGGAGCAGTTTTTCTTAGATTATCTAATGCTAACTTACTAATTCTAATAACAGGACTAGAAAATTTATAGTTAGGATTGTTTACAAATTCTATAGTACCAAGAGTTGCTGAAGGATTAGTTCCATCGTAAACTAATACATCTATAGGAGGTGCAGGCTGTCCATCTTCATATGTTAGATATGTATTGCCTTGCGCATCAGTTTCATATGCGCCATATGTTGGAACAACATAAAGGTTACTATTGTTATAGCCTGATTCAGGAACTTCTCTTTCTGCTTCTTGTAATGCAGCATCGTTAATAGCAATATTTGTATTGTATGTACTTAATATTGTGTTTAGTGTAGGATTAGTATCTACTGCCCAATATGTACTATTCGGTGGAGTAATACCTGCTGGTACAGGTTGTAATGATTTATAATTTACACCACCATATGTAATTACATAACCTTGTGGATAAGTTTTTGCTGGATCAAATATACCAAGATAGTTGTCTGTGTTTGTTGGTGCAGTAAGTACCTGCGAAAATTCTTCACTGCTAACAAGTGGTTCACATTTAATACGCCACAAATGCGGATACCATGTAGGACTAAATCCTTCACTAGCCCAGTTAGCATCTGTAATTTGCATAAAGCGTTTTAATGGTACAGGCACTGTAGCACTATCTAATGGGTCATAATCTAATAAGTGTGGCAATTCAATTACATCACCTACCATTAACTTTCTACCTACTTGTTCAATCATATCATTGTAATGAACAGTAATAAAAATAATATTGTTGTTTAAGAATAAACCAAATTGACTTAAATCAAAATCTAAATTCTGTACGTTGTAGTGTCCGCGTAATCTATAAATGCTAGTATCGTATGTACGATCACGGTTTTCCAAAAACAATAGGTCTTGAATGTTTTTAGGGTTTAGTGTATCATATTGGGGTTGCGTGTAGTCTGTACTAGGACCCTGATTGCTAGGACCCAAATACTTATGAATATATAAGTCAGTGCCGCCAGTAGTAAGCTGCTCTGATATATTCCTGTCAAAGAAGTCATAATCTGAGGTTTTCTGCGGGCGGTATAGGCTGAGCCTAGGCACGTTAAACTCCTACGGCTAGTTTTTTAGCCAATTTATTTGCCTTTAACGTAGCAGTTCTTTTTGCAATTGTTTCAGGACTTAATTTTTTACCATACATATGATTCTCTTCTCCTGACCTAGAACGTTTGTTTATATGCTCTATAGTTTGTTTGCGCCCTTTGGTCTTTTCAGATTGTTTTTTTCTAGATTCTATTGTTCTTGTTTGTCCCAAATGAGAAATACTAGCATTTACTCTATGCTCCTCTGTCCATTTCTTTCCAAAATTTGGATTTAACGATCCTCGTTTCCCAAACATTGGATTATTCTCACCCTTGAATTTTTCACTTTTTATTTTAGCGCCGGCAATTTTAATACATTCAAAAATCTTACCTGATACTTTATATCTATCTTGGCCCGGTCTTTCTCTGTACAGCATACAACTAAATGCATTCCATAGCTGATATTTTGATTTGGTTTCGGTGACCATTTTTGTTAATAACCAATGGCATATAAAATGTTCTCTAGCTGTGAGATTTACTAAATTATCATCGGTGTCTTTTCCACCTAAACATTTAGGCAAAATATGATGGCGCTCGGTGTAACCAACCACAGGTCTATTTTTTGCATTCTCGATAATAGAGAAGTACCATTTTTTATATTTAGAATCAGTAAACATATAGTTATTTATCGTATATTTACTTGTAAAATAATGCTTGACAAATGCCCAAAAATCGTATATAATATTATATAGTGTGATAGCCCTGTACGGAGAAGTATAATGAAGTCTGACATTAAAGAACTTAAGGTATCTCAAAACGATGCCAAATATTTGGGTACTGAACCCAAATTTGACAAACAGCCCAGTGAGAGCGAATACCAATTTGCAGTGATCAAGGCATTAAATTGGTACAATTACTTTTTTACAAACAAAGAAAGTAAGGAATTGTTATTGCAATATTTGGAACATAACGGGCGTGACAAAGACGCTAAACGTTTTCGTAAAGTAAGTGACAGTATTGTGTACCCAACTACAGGCTTTATGGCTCGTATGTCATTGCGTGGGCTTACATTAAGTGAGCAGCACAAATCAGGGCTTGATGTTGAAATCAATCGACTAATGGATACTGTTGCTGTTGACACTACTGATGAAGAAAAACCAAATCGACCCAATGTACAAGAGATTATGCGTGATCGTACATTGGAAGCAGGTGGCGAACTTGAAGGTTACTTTGACGAATTTTTCACTAACGGCTATCCAAAAGATTTTGAAAGTAAAGTCGTTGAAGAATTATCTAAACGTAACATACTTCCACAACATGTGCCAATGTTAGTTAAAGCATGGCAAGATCGTTTAGATGAATACAATGAATTACTTAAAGGTAAAGACAAAGATTTAGTTGAAGGTTACAATAATTTGGGCAAGACCCAAATTAAAAACGCAATTAAGTATTGCGAACAAATCATTAGTGACCTTAACGCTTATGTCAGTGTTAAGAAAACTAACAAAGCCCCACGTGCTAAAAAGGCAGTACCGCCCGAAAAGCGTGTGAGTAAGTTAAAGTATCTTAAAACATACAAAGATACTAAAACCAAACTTGAACTTAATAGTGTCAATCCAGTAAAACTAATTGGTGCAAGTGAGGCTTGGGTTTATGACACTGCTAAACGCAAACTACATCACTTTATCGCTGATAGCTATAGTAAAGAGTTTACCGTTAAAGGTAATCTATTGCTTGGCTTTGACACAAAAGAAAGTGAAACTAAAACACTACGTAAACCCGAAACACAAATCAAAGAGATTATGGGTAGCAAGCCTGCTGCACGTAAATTCTTTAAAGATATTAAAGCACTTGCGACTACACCAAAAGGTCGCTTTAATGAAAATATGATTATATTAAAGGCATTTTAATGGCAAAAGAAAAATCACAAGCATATCTAGAGGGTTATAATTGGGCTAAAAGAACTGCATCTTTTATTCCCTATAACCCTTATGATAAAGCAAGACCAAGTAAAGAAGATACACAAAATTCTAAAGATTGGTATGAAGGTTTTCATGATTACAAAAACACAAAAAGGAAAAAGAAATGAAAGATATTGATTTACAAAAGTACGAAGATTTTGTTGGAGCCGTAACTAGTGAGACTAGTAATGACTTAACAGAGTTTATGACTCGTTTAGACAGACTAGATGC